CGGGTTTTCCATCGACCGGAAGAATATTGTTCCGTATCCCTCGATGGCAATCTGGTTGAGCGGTGATTTTTGCAGCTTATATGGGATGGCCAATTCGGACAGTGTCTGCTCGAACCGAGGCCATGCGATCATTCGGATGAGATCGTATGTCGGCTCATAGAATCCACGGTTGTGCCCAGGATTGCGCAGGATGCCGAAAATAGATCGGAGAATAGCCGCTTCAGTCTTGCCAGCTCCGAATCCTGCAACCAGAGCAGGATACTTGGCGGTGCTGGTCATGTAGTGATACTGCGGGACAGTTGGACTAATCGACGCCATCTGGCTTAAGGATATTGATAGTGATCGGTTCCCGCTGGTAAGCAGCTTCATCTGTTTCGCGCCAGCCAGCTTGGGTTTTCAGGTAGAAAATAGCAGCAGATATATTACCGCCCCGGGCCTGGCTGATTAGATTGCTCGCTACTCCTGCAATGGCTTTTGCTTTGCCTCTTTTATACGCGTCAGAAACTTCATGCTGCCTGCCCTCTATCTCGCGGAATGTTGTCTCTGAAATCCCAAAGTAATCAGCAAGTTGACGCTTTGACAACATAGCAGCCAGAAACTCAACCTGCTTGGTTTGTTCTGCGTCAAATACTATTGGCGGTCGTCCGCCGCCTTCACCTTGATTGCCGCGTTTCATAGTGTTACTTCTCTATAAATGCCTTCAGTGAATAAAATACTAGACTGTTTCTGTAGCCGCCATCATGGGTTGGCACAATGTCGGTTACGCCATGCTTGTTTCTCCATGCAGGATATACAAGGAGGCTGGAATCTGGTTGTTCGAAAACAGCATCGTATTCAGGAACGTAAAGACACCCACCAGTGCTGTTTTTTCTGGTTGTGTAAATGCAATTGTAACTCGGTATCAGATTGCCTTTATCTATATGTATCGGCGCACTGATATTGTAGTTGCTGATAGAACTGGTGAATAACTCGCCAAATTTCCATTCATCCGGTATTTGCTTCATTGCCTCAATCTGGGATTGGTGCAATTCTGGTGCTATGTTCTTTATCAGGCCAGACAGTTCGTCAGCGGCGAGTCGCATTGCTTTTACAAAAGATCTAGCTGTATTGACGGAATGAACCGAACTTTTGTTGTGATACGGTCTACGCATATGCGGTTTGGCGGGTATACTCCCGATAATTGTGCTGTACTGAATAGTTTGCTCCCGCTTGGCTTGAGCTCTTGTTTTCCCTTCCTTATACACCGCCTTAAACACATCACTCCTTTGTAGCAGTGATTTTGGTACCCGGTCACTTCGCAGTTCATGGTCGGCTAAGCTCATTAGGCTTTTCAGTTTTTTTGAGTACTTCCCAACATCAGAAATATAAAACCCAATTTTATGACCATCCTCTGACAAAATGCAGTCCTCATATATATTTGGACTGAGAGAGCCAATCCTGTCTCCGGTTCTTGGAATTTTTCCGTTGTTTTTTATTTCAAGCAGGTTCATCTGACTTCTCGAGAGCAACTTTTAGCGAACCCTTTTAGGTCTGCTTTCACATCTATTCTGTTTTTTTTCTGAACAGCCTTTATCCACGGAGACCACTGCATAGCCATTTTTTTTGCCGCCTCGGCATCTTTTCCGCTGGCATACCACTTATGTAACCCGCCTTTATTAGTCCCTATAGATGGGCAGGAAAACCAGTAACGGTTAAACCTCAAAACCCCGTGTCCGCGCTGTATGGTCTGCATTTGAAAATCTCGGTCTTCTTTAGTGTCATCTCTGTATCTCCACTTTATCTTACTGACTTTAATTAAAACGCAGACTTCACACCATTTTGTATTTACGCTGTATTTTGTTTTTTCAGTCCAAGCGTATTGCGTGTAATTCATGCCGAAGATTTCAAAAGGCAATTTTTCTGCAACACTTTCTATATCTTTTAGTATACCGGCATCTTTTTTTATCGTTTTTTTATCATAAATCCCAAACTCCTGTATGTCATCATCACTAAACCAGCAGGTCTCGACTCCATTGGAATCACACCAATCAAGCATAAAATTCCTAACAAAGGTAATGCCCTTATCATCATGACCAATGTTGATTTTATTTTTTACTTGATAGCTATCGTAATCTTGAGGCTCAAGAAAATGGTATACATCATACCCAGCGTCCTCAAAAATTTTATGGGTTTTTGTGTTCGGCCTTCCTTTGCTTGGAATGCAAACTATCATTTTATACTTTTCTCAGATAATTCAGTATGATGCCGCCAATATAAGCACCATCTTTTCTGAGAGCGGCGATTAGGTCTTTTGCTTCATCGTAATCAGATGATTCAAATTCTATCTGGATAGCTTTCTTCACGTCTTCACCATAACCGTCTATCTCTTGGTCATGACTATCATCATCCAATATTGAATAGTCTATTTTTTCGGTAAAACTTGGTAATACCTCCCAGCCAAGCAAATTAAGATTGAAATCAGTTTCTTGCAAAGATTCTATTTCTATTTTGAGCAGCTCATCATCCCATCCAGCATTCATCGCCAGGCGATTGTCTGCAATGACGTATGCCTTGCGCTGCGCATCGCTTAAATGATCTGCCTGGATAACTGGCAATTCGGTCAAGCCTAGCTTTTTTGCAGCCATGACGCGACCATGCCCGGCAATAATGCCGTTTTCGCCGTCTACGATAATTGGGTTGAGAAATCCGAACTCTTTAATACTCGCGGCGATTTGATCTATCTGCGCGTCGGAGTGGGTGCGGGAATTGAGCGCGTAAGGAATAAGTTTATCGATTGATACTGTTTTGTGCGGTGGAAATTCCATGTGCTCCCCGAGCAACTATTCTCCCGCCCAGCAGGCAAAAAAACTGGCGACCTCATCAGCCGCCAGAAACACCATGAACTAGACGCATTGTATCACAAAAACGGCAGGAAATTGCAATCAGCAACTACCCCCCCCCATCTATTCGGCGATTGAGCAGTAGACACTGATAGTGCCGGATGTATAAGCCGATATCCTGGCGCGAACGAATCCTAGTGTATCGCTATTGGCTTTGTCGCCATCTGCGGTGAAGGTTTCGAGCGTGGTAGCAGACTGATCTTCGTGAGTCTTGTACTCAATCAGCACGGTTGCAGTAGTGATGCCGCTTACACTAAATACCTTATCTTTCGGCAGCCGGAACCATTCGCTGGTAGCTACCTTTTCCTCGCCTGACAGCAGCGTGATTGTGCGATTGCTGCCGATGGTTGTATATGACATTGTTTTGTCCTCACAATAAAACGTTAGCCGGCGAGCATATTGATAATGGATCAATTAGCTCGATGCCTTGAAATACCTTTCCAGTCTCTGCCGCGTTCGCCTGGCCATCAGCGCCGTTCGACATCCACTGGACACAAAGCGCTTCCCAGGCTCCGTCCTGCGTAGCCGGTAGCCAAAAATTAGCGTGATACCTCGTGTCCATGACGGGCGGCGTGGTTACATTGCCCTCATCGTCTACGACGGCCGGTATGATGACGTGCGGCCCGATCCTTGTGATAGTCGCCCCAGGTGCTGGTACATAGTCGCCAGACGCTGGTTCTGCCGGACGGATGACATTACCATCTACATCGACCATTTCTGGTATGCCCGGGTTTTCATGGACCAGCAGACCAACGTTGATCGCCATTGTGTCGAAAGTGTCTTTGTCGGTTGCACGTACCATACAGTGCAGGATGCCGCCTTTGACCTGAGCGTATACCGGAGTCTCTGTGTCGCCAGAGACGATGATCAGTTGGCCGGTTTCGCTGGTGTGGTGGCTCATGATGACGCCTCCTCAATTCCAGCGTCAGTCAGATCGACGTTCCAGATGGCGAATTCCTTGATCGTGCCCATGTAGTCATAACCAAGGTTGAGATCGGTTGCAGACAGATCAGGCAGTGCTGTGGGAGTGGTGTTTGCTGTCAGTGCAGTGCCATCTACAGCGCCGTTCAAGAAGGTAGAGCCGTGGCGGGATGCGATAGAATATGGCACTAGGATGCCGGGGGAGTAGGTGGTGTCTGGCCCCACAACAGTATCCGTTACACCATTTTGTCTTTGCAAAAAGTAAGGCGATCCAGTAGATGTGGATACCGTTGTAATACGCTGGAATATATAATTGCTACTATCCTCAAACCAGTATACGCCTACTACTTCGGAAGAGTTATCAGTATCAGCATACGTCATCCTCCCATCCATCTTGATCGACACAGCAAGTGGGTCTATCTCGCGGACACTGACGTTGTCTATAGATCCAATAAAATCACTAACAGACGCAAATGAAATATATCCATCGCCAGAAACAAAAGTTAC